AATTCCCCATAGTTCCACAGTACCCGGAACTATCGAGAAATTAAAATAGTATTTCCCCTACACCATCCTTAATACGAAGAATGTTATAGCTTTTAGCAATTATATGTACATCCTTTTCTACATGAACGATATGACTTGAGGAGGTAGTTAGAAGTTCATTATATACACTATATAACCCATATGAACCATCACTAGACAATGTCATTTGTATGGTAGCGTCTTTGATCATTGTAAAATTAAGATCTCCAGATGGTTCCATATTATCTGGGCGTAAAGCGAAACTGTACATAGTTAAATTATTTTCGATTGGTGTTTGTTTATGATAAACATTAGGTATACACGCAGATAGAAATTGATGAGAACCCGTCGTTTCATCCAAAATTGGTATTCCATCACATGTTAAGGTTACGTGTTTTTGACGCATGTATATACACGGAACCGGTTTTTGGAATACCTTTGTTCCCGCAAATGTGGTGTTCCACGAGGCACTGGGTGCACCGAGTAAAGGGGGGCCACCATAAGATGAAAGGTCTGAATCGTATATCGTCTGTAAAATTGTTTTTTCTGACGGGGTTAAGTCTTTATGCGTTTTTTTAGCTATGAAATAGAGCTCTTTGACACAATTTTTTAAATTTAGTCGATAACTTTGACTCTTTATACCGCGTTCCATAGTAAATCTTTCATGTTGATTTTGTTCAATTAAAATATTATTACAGCCAGATCTCAATTTAAGTCGTTCAGCTTTATCTAAATGTATAACATCCATATTAAGTTTAAAGTTTGAAAGTGGGAAGTTTGTAGTGTTACTATCATTTTCATAATCCCATTCTGATTCTACACGTAAACCAGTACTTGGAGCGTTATAATGGATAGTCTTTACTGGAAATACAACTTCTTTACCATCTCGAAGTTTGATTCGGATCTTGAGTTCTTGATATCGTATAGAACATAAGGGGAAACCATGTTTTGGGCGGTCATGGAAATAAAATGGGAGGTCTACGATATAATTGCGAAATGCTAAATTTAATTGTGTTGTATTGTTGGTACCTCTATAATAAGCTTCATCTGTACGTCTAAATTGTCCATTTACCCAATATGGTGAAGTAAGAAATATACGTGCGTCACTACTCCGAACCGTTGACCCAACCGTTGTGACTGGTCTAAATTTCACACCTTGTATACAGTCATTCGTTAAAGCATGTGTAGATGGTGCACGCGTGACGTGATAAATATTCATGTCATCCGATGTGATTCTATCTAGTAATTGATCGCCTACATAAAGATCGATATACTCAAATATACTTATACCAAATTGGTCCACTAAGAAGTTTCCATCAGTACTAGTAGTATTGTATTCACTTAAATTTTCTGGGATACTAAAACTAATAGATAGTCTATTTAAGATATCACCACTATTAGCTGGTATAGTAAATTCTACATAATCACCCATATGTACATCACGTTCATTGTCTGGTTTGAGCTTAACAGTTTCTTTCGCAAAATGTCTGTGTTTAGGAAAGAAATTATTGAAATAAGTAAAGTCCGGTTCACCAACTAATTGCTCCGTTATGAAACCACTTGCGGCAATTTGAACTTTACCAGCCATTATATTATTTACATATTAAAATTTTAAGCCAACTAACCCACTAGAGTAATGTAAAATATTGTAACTCTCGGCATATATCTGACATTCATTTAGATCCTGTAATGTTGAACTATTGGGGTTTTTATAATATTCGGTAATAGTCTCAGTGTTTGGTAATGATATTTCAAATTCCTGATTTATAATTCTACTGAAATTTACATGCCCAGTTAGTTCTTTCTTTAGGGGATACAACGCAAACGAATAACTACCAATTTCTTTTTTTTCTTGTAAAAGGTATACTCCTGACATTGTATTCGTTTTAGAATTGTAGTAAATAAGTCTCTCTGGTCCATCTTCAAATAGAATTTGATTATTAAATAAAAGTTTTGCATTAGAAAAACGAATATTCTTCATATATTCACCATCTACATCATACTTGTTTTTTGGACCAACGAAAAAATAGAGTGTTTTAACCGGATGCTTAAAATTGAGTTGAATTCTTTTCGTTTCTCCTCTTGGAACATCAAATCGTTTTAACTGTAATTGTGTAATGATATGTTCTATAGGTCGACTCTTTAAATATTGTAACTCATCCGTATCTAAATACGCATACTGTGTTAAAACGGACGCATTCGATATAATTACGTCTTTACTTAAAAAGTTGTTTACGACTTCTTCCTTTTGTGACTGGGTTGATAATGAGGAGAGACTTGTGCCATACTTAGAGTTTAGTGTAGAAGAAATAAACGAGTCAAACCAGTCGAAGCTACCTAATCGAAGTACATCTGATAATTTTCTGAATTTAATTTTAACATGACAACTCGCTTTAGTGAGTTTACACGCGAGTATTGCTGATTTTAAATTATCATTGAAATAAAATGGTAAATTTAAATAAACAGCTGGAAGTGATGGTTCGGAATTATAGTCGCGCCCATATTCTAATTCAGCACGAACAAAACTAGCTGATTCTCGGGTTGATTCTTTTAAAGTCTTTTCATATTGTATTGTATTATATGTATCTATCCATTCAGATGTGAGTCTTTGTATATGCATACCACCCATGAATAAATCTACATATTCAATTAGATGAAGTGCGGGACTATTCTTAACCCATAAAGAAGTAAGAGAGCTGCGGAATGACACGTCCTTCATACTCATTTGATAACGGAGTGTCATCTGTGTAATAAGATCCCCCGCATCCAATGGAATAACACATGTAGATTCTCTATCATATTCTGTTTCACTTAATGGAATTTCGAGTATATCAAATGCAAATTTAGAATGTTTATTTAATGAAAATAGAAAATGTGACTGTGTTGGAGTTCCATTTATCCATTCATTTTGCAGGCCTCTAGTAGCTATTTGTAATCTACCTGACATACTTAATTTATATCTTTATTTTTTTAACCATTAAAAGATACGTATCCATCTTCGAATCGTAACATGTTATAACCCGTATAATATAGATACATTGTTAAATCGTCCATTGTGAATGTCTCTGCTATATAAGGGTACGCAGAACTCGCCGGGTCGTCCCCATACGAGTACGCACTCGTGTAAGCTGATTTATATTCTCCGTCAACATATGAGATTACATTATTTAACGTCGCTGGTGAAAGTTCTATATGCAGTTGTGTTTTATCAGAATTTAATTGTGAAAAGTCTAGAAACCCTGAAGGTTGTGTACTTTTTGGATATACGGCAAAATTATAAGAGAATATGTCAGATTCACCTAATTGACGCATCATGGTCTGTGTTAATTTATCCTGTCCCACACCACCTACAGAATCACTACCTTGTAAAGTTGGTGATAGACCACTTTCAGATAATTTTGATGTATAGGGTACGAATCGTTTAAAATATTCTGAATCAATTTTCGTTACTCGCGGAAATCTTTCACCATTTAGTGTAAAATACGCACTCTTTAGTATGTTAATTTGTCTTCTATGGATCATGAAATGTGCCGTTTTAAAAAACATTCTATAATCTACCAAAAGTCTATTATAATTACCATCAGCTTCGAAATATTTTGGTCTAAAAAACCAATGAAACATCTTTACGGGTATAGTTGGTTCTAAAATTATACTAAATGTTTTATCGTCAATTACATTTATATCTCTGGAACTATGTTTTTTAGTAAATTCAGTAGTTATTTCTATAGGCTTCGTTTTGTAATACAAACGTTCTTCATTAGATAATGTAACTTCTTCTGTAACAATTTGAAAATGATCGATCATTTTCGAGGGTAAAATTCTATTATTCGTAAGATTTGTGTATACAAAATAACTAGGTTTATGAAATTCAATCTCAAATTGTATTTTTTGTTTATGTATACTACATATGGGAAATGGAGGCTTATTTTGTTTATTTTCGTCGTATGCGTCTCCTCCATAGTTTTGTGTAAAAAAGAATGGTATATGAATAAAAATATTCTTTTGTGCGTCTAGATCAATTTCTATCGGATGTCTATTGGTATGATATCTATTTAGGTTAAACTGTGCATTTAATGCGAGTTTTTGATCATAACTTTTATATAATTGATCAAAAATTACCATCATTTCCGTGTCTATTTCTTGTAAAATTATCCCATCCACACGCATTCTTATATTTTTTATAAGTCTTCTCCCCACGAACTTACCATATGCCCAATCACCCGCTTCACTTACACTCCACTCTGGTAATGCTATTTTTACCCATATATTTGTAAGAAGATCACCCATATTTTTAGGATTGAAATCAACCTTGACTGTGTGTCCGAATGGCCACCACTCATTTTTTTGAATATTATCAACAGTATGGGTGCGATGATACTTTCGAAAATCAGAATTATGTTTATGGGACGGATTAAATAAAGAATCTTTAGATTTGGTAGAAAGGAGATGTGTATCCTGCATTCCAATAGCATTAAGGGCGATATTAGCAGCCTCACTCATACTTATCTATTGCTCACATATTTTTAATATCATTCTTCCACATGGTGATATTGAAAATCTGTATAGAGTCATTAAAATAGTATTTGACCTATACCATTATTGATACGAATAATGTTATAGCTTTTAGCAACGATTAT